TAATGTCTGCGCAAATAGGACCTCATATGCCTTATGCACCTTATGTAGAATTTGGCACAAGAAAAATGGCAGCACAGCCCTTTTTATTTCCAGCATTCGAAGAAGAGAAACCTAAATTTGAAGAAGGTCTTAAAAAAGCCATTGAGGAGGCGGCAAAATGAAGTCGCCATTATTACCCCTACAAAAAGCGATTTACGACCGCCTAAAGGCGAATTTGACTTGCCCTGTATATGACAATGTGCCCGATGGTGCAAAAATGCCGTATGTCACACTTGGTGAAGACACGGCAGTCGATTGGAGCACAAAACTAGAAAACGGGCAAGAAGTGACACATACGTTGCATATTTGGAGCGAGTACAAAGGCATGATGGAAGCAAAACAAATAATAGACCAAATTATACAAGCCATTACCTCAACACCATTGGTTGTTGAGGGCTTTTTTGTTGTGTCTGCAAGGGTAGACGTGGTAGAAACCATGCGAGACCCAGAAGGGTATCGACATGGTATTGTGCGATTCAGATTCAAAATTCAAGAATAAGGAGGATGGTATAAATGCCAGCAGTAACTGGTGTTGATTTTATTATTCAGGTAAATACAGGAACAGAATCAGCGCCTGTTTGGACAACAGTAGCAGGGCAACAAAACGCAACACTCAATCGTGAGGTTGATGAGGCGGATATAACGTCAAAGGATTCAAACGGATGGTATGAAGGATTGCCAACAATCAGGAATTGGAGTATCGACTTTGACGGCTTGATAGTGGAAGATGATGCAGGATACCAAGCGCTAGAGGATGCATACATGAATAATGAGATTTTGCAGGTGCAGCTTGTCACGCCAGCAGGCAACAAGTATACTGGCAAGGCATACCTGACTGATTTCCCAATTGATGCGCCTTATGATGATGCAGCGACATATTCAGGCACATTGCAGGGTACAGGTCCTCTAACAAAGACGACAGCGTAAGGAGAGTGAATAACTTATGATAGCGCAATATGATGTTAAAGTTGGTGACAAAGTTTATTCATTGAAGTATAACAACAAAGCATTGCGGATGTTAGAGAAAACTTTTGAAATGTCTATTAGCAAACTTGGAGAGAAAATGCAAGGCGACGTCGGAATAAACGAACTAACAGAGATATTCAGGATAGGATTGTTGCATCAGATGCCAGATGTAACAATAACACTTGAACAGACAGACGAGATAATAGACGAGATAGGCTTACAGAAAGTAAGTGAGGCTATAGCAAAAGCGTTTGAGCTTGCTTTTGGACCGCAAGAAGAGGTGAAAAAACAAAAAAACTAAAAGATGAAGGAGGTAGTTGGGATTGGGAAGACTACCTCCTTCAGTGTCTGAAACTAGGAATATCCATTGATGAATTCTGGAATTTGACACCACATGAAATCACACTCATTGCAGAGGCGAAAAAATTTCAAAAAGAAGAGCAACTACACTTAGTAGCATGGGCTGTAGCACATATTATAAGCTATACAGGTAAACTGAAACGTCCTGTACCGCCGTCAAAACTGCTTGGCAAGAAAAAAGAACAGAAAACAAAGCCTATCAAAGACAAAAAGAAAGCTTGGGAAGAGCTATTAAAACGTTTCGGGATGTGATGATATGGCTGAAATAGGAAATATTTCTGTACGCATAGGTGCTTCTATCGACGACTTTGAAAAAGCAATGCGACAAGTAAAAGACAGCTTAAAAAGTGTAGAAGACCGTTTTAGCGGGCTAAAAAAAGTAGGAGAAGAATTTACAAAGCTAGGCAAAAAATTAACGGTAGGGCTTACATTGCCACTACTTGCAGCAGCAGGAGCATCTATAAAAGCAGCCGGAGATTTTGAAAGCATGGGCTATACTTTTCAGGCTGTATCCGGTGCTACGTCTGAACAAATGGCAAAAATGAGCAAATTAGCAAAACAGCTTGGCAATGATATCACTCTCCCGGGTACATCGGCAACCGATGCAGCGGCAGCTATGACTGAGCTTGTCAAAGCTGGTTTGAGCATAGACGACACATTCAAAGCTGTAAAGGCAACATTGCAGTTGTCGGCTGCAGCACAAATAGACAACGCAGAAGCAGCTACAATCGTAGGACAGGCTCTAAATGCTTTTGGTTTGTCTGGCGATAAGGCAATTAAAGTAGCTGACTTATTAGCTAACAGTGCAAATGCTAGCGCTGGCGAAATAACAGATATGGCATATGCTTTGCAGGCTGCTGGTGCGGTTGCAAATATGGCAGGACAGAGTATACAAGATACTGTCACAGCTATATCACTCATGGCAAATGCCGGTATTGTGGGCAGCGATGCAGGTACAAGTTTGAAGTCCATGCTTATGTCGCTGATATCGCCATCTGACAAAGCTGCAAAATTAATGAAAGAGCTTGGCATACAGATATACGATGCTAATGGGAAAATGAAGCCACTTCCAGCATTGGTACAAGAATTTTCAACAAAGCTCGGAGGACTTTCGCAGGAACAAAGGAACGCAGCCCTTGCGACTATATTCGGTTCGGATGCGATTCGTGCTGCAAATATAGTTCTGATGAGTGGTACAGATGCATGGAATCAAATGAGCCAAGCCGTCAACAAAGCAGGTGGAGCACAAGATGTAGCAGCAAGCAAAATGAAGGGATCCAAAGGTGCATTAGAGGCTTTTAAGTCCACAGTAGAAACACTTGCCATTACGATTGGTGAAAAACTGTTACCTGTAGTTACTCCGATGATTCAGAAAATAACAGATTGGATTAATAAATTTAGCGAACTCTCACCTACAATGCAAAACGTAATTTTGTTTTTAGGTGCTGTTATTGCGGCTATAGGGCCTTTCCTCGTGGTTTTAGGAACTCTTGCAGGTGCAATTATAAAGGTTCAGCAGGCTTGGACACTCTTACAAGGTGCTTTTGCCTTGATAACTGGACCGGTTGGAATAGTTATAGCAGCTATCACAGCGGTTATCGTTGTAGGAATACTTTTATATAAAAACTGGGATAAAATCAGTGCATTTTTGCGAAAAACATGGTATGCAATCGCAAGTACAGCACAAAGCGTATGGAACGGTATTGCAAACTTTTTCGTAACATTGTGGAATAGAATCGCTGCTTTTCTCACGGGAATATGGAACACTATTCGCACTACAGCCTCTAGAACATGGAATAACATAAAAAACACTATTACGACGTTGTTTAACACTGCCAAAAACAATGTAACGACAATAGCGAATAATATTTGGAGCACAATAACCAAGATTTGGAACAGAATAGTTAGCACTATAAAATCCATTGGCAGCCGAATATGGAATGCAATTGTAAAGCCTTTCAACATTGCAAAACAAAAGGTACTTTCGATTGTATCAGATGCGTACAATTGGGGTAAAAACTTGATTGGTAACATTGTTAGAGGCATAAAATCCATGATTGGCAGTGTTACAAGCGCAGTTAAGAGTGTAGCTTCGACCATTTCAAGGTTTTTGGGCTTCCATTCGCCAGCAGAGGCAGGTCCAGGTAAATATGCGGATGAATGGATGCCTAATTTGATGGATATGCTCAATGAAGGTATACAGAAAAATATACCGAAATTGCAAGCAACATTAAACATGGCTCTTGAGACACCTGTCACTGCCACACAAATATCCATGTTGGAAAATACAAGTTCGGAACTAGTAATATCATCAAACACTTCTGATAGGCTCAGTGATTCACAAAAATATGAACAACCCATCGAAATCAATCTAAAACTCGATGGTCGCACTATTTCACGCAGTCTCTTCCTCCTGCAAAACGGATCACTAAGAGCTCTGGGGGTGAATAGCTGATGGCGTATGGTTTTACTTACGACGGTATACACAGTTCGTCCAAAGGCATAATTGTAACAAGCGTACAACGTGATATACTCCCGAAGATAACATCTCGAACTATCACAATCCCCGGACGACCTGGAGCGTACTACACAGACTCAGAGTATGACATGAGACAGATACGCGTCGAAATAGTCTTTTTAGAAAAAAGTCTTACCGATATAAGAACAAAAGTTCGTGATATCGCTGCTTGGCTTAAACCTGAAGTCCCTAAACCGCTTGTATTTGACGATGAGCCAGACAAGACATACTTTGCTGTATTAACGGAAGGAAGCGAGATAGAAGAAATCGTTTATACAGGAAAAGGCGAAATAACATTCATTTGTCCAGACCCGTACGCATTTGGTTCAGAATACAATCAAGTGATCGAAGCTCCTAACCCAACCTTCTCCCGTTCCTCCGTCGCCTACAAATCCGACGGCACGCAGGTTGCCGCAAATACACCCCGCTTCGAGCAGGGCAAATTCGGCAAGGCGATTATGGTGGAGGAAGGGACGACGAATGCTTTAATTAATACATTATGGAACGATACTTCTAACTGGTCTACTCGAACAGGATACTCAGGTAGTTCTACATTTACTCCACTAGGTAATGGATGGCTTGAATTGTCTATAACTAGACCTGCAGAAGAGCAAAATGTTAGCTATGCTGAAATAAGACAGTCAATAAATGTCGTTCCTGGACAAACATGGACGCTATCACTTGAGTGTAAAGATGTTGAACAAGATTCTGATTTATATTTATATTTTAGGGAATTAACTAGTGGTGGAGCATTTTTAAGAGATAAAGCATTTGTAGGGTGGGGTACTGGTGAAACTGGAAGAAAGTCAGTAACTAATACAGTAAGTTCAGATGCCGCTAAAGTAGAGTTTTTGGTTAGGTTTTATAATAGAAATGCTGGAACTACTAAAAAATGCAAAATAAGGTACCCACAACTCGAACAAAAACCCTACGCCACCTCCTTCATCGACGGCACAAGGGC